CGCCTTCATCATTTGCGATCCGGCGGGGTCAAGTACGCCAACGGAGATTTGGCCACTACAACCACACAAGGTGACAGTCAAGCCGGACGCCAAAAATCTAATCGCTGGGTACGTCTACAACGTCAACGGGCACACTAAGTCTTTCCCGGTTGAGCAGGTCATCCACGTTCGTGAGGCGACGCCAAGAGAACTCCATTACGGCCAGGGGAGCCTTACGGCGGTGAAAAATGCGGTCACCGCTGACATGTTGGCCGATGGGTGGAACCGCTATTTCTTCGGAAACAACGGGAGACCGGACGCCATCCTCCAATCTGACGCGCCCATTTCTCCCGAGGCCCAAAAGAAGGTGGCAGAAGCGTGGAAGAAGTCGTACGGAGGCCCGAAAAACCGTGGCAAGGTGGCGATCCTTTCAGGGATGAAATACCAGGAGATCAACCGACTCCACAAAGATATGGATTTCGTGAACCTCCGAAAGATGTTGAGGGAAGAGATTTTGGCCGCGTTCGGTGTTCCTCAATCGATGGTTGGAATTCTTGACCAGGCCAATTACTCCAACATGAAGGAACAGACGAAAACGTTCTGGACTCAAACGATGATCCCGGAAATCCGCAAATTCGAGTCCGTCTTAACACTCCGGGCCGCGCAGATCACCGGGGACGACAAAACCATCATCCAGGCCGACCTTTCGACGGTTGAGGCGTTGCGGGCGGACGAGCAGGCGCGAGCGTCGGTGGCCCAGACATACGTGAACATCGGAATCCCGCTTGACCAGATTATCAAGGCCCTTGACCTCCCGTTCGATGCATCGAAGATCGAACCGAAAGAGGAGCCGGAGCCAATGGACGACGAAGAGGACAGCCAGACCGAAGACGAGGACGACACAAAGGGCGGCGAAGCTGGGAAAAAGGCAATGGGCACAAAACAGGATTTGGATATGGTCTGGAAAAGGTTTGACCGAGCCCTTGTCCCTCTTGAACAGTCGTTCATCGGTGTGTTGCGGGCATATTTCAGGGCGCAGAAAAAGCGCGTCTTAGACAAATTTGACGAGATGGCAGGCAAACTTGTGCCGAAGGATGGGAAGTCTGTCAAATCGCCCGAGGACATGGCGGGGGCCTTCTTTAACTTCGAGAAAGAGCGCGACCTGTTCGGAAGGGTTGTTGACAGGAAAATACGCAAGGCCTACTACGATTTTGCGGTGGACATGGCGAACCGTCTTACCCCCGGCATTTCGTTTTCGGTTGACGAGCGGGCCGCCGGGCAATGGATTGCCAACAAGGTGTTGAAACTCCAGCAGGACGTGACCCGATTCACGCAAGAGCAGTTGACGGACGCGGTCGTCGAGAGTGTGCGGGATGCGGTGTCTACCGGGCTATCTCAATCCGAAACCATTGACCAGATACGGGAGCGGATTCTTGAAACTTACGACTTTGCGGTTGAGTCTCGGGCGGAGCGTATAGCACGGACGGAAACGGTCGGCGCGGCAAACGCCGGGGCCATGCAAGCGATCAAAGAATCTTCCGCCCCTTACAAAACGTGGATAACGAGCCGTGACGATAGAGTGAGGGACACGCACGCGGAATTAGAGGGGGCCACAATAAAAAAGGATGAGGCGTTCGTAACGTCTGACGGTGAAACACTCATGTTCCCAGGCGACCCAAACGGCGGGCCGAGCGCGGTTATAAATTGCCGTTGTAACGTGGTGGCGACGTTCGATGATTAAAGAGACATTTGCGGTTTATTTGATCCGATTGGCAAAGGCCATTTCGCCCGGTTCGTGGGCTAAAGAGGTCACGGCGTCGGCGAATAGCGTAGCCGTTGTTGCGACGATGGCATATCTCGACAAGATGGGGCTTGATCATTGTTGCCAATGCGCCCAGACACAAGGGCTATTCAATATTTCAGGGCGGGCATATTGCCACAAGCACAGGCCGAAAACTATGGCGACGGCATGGGCTATAAATTAGGAGGAAGCGAAAATGGATAAGAAAGCAAAGCTCGCCTACGCCAAAAGCGTGGACGGCGAAAAAAAGACGGTCACGGCGCACGTCTCGACTTACGAGTGGGACAGGACATTGGAAAAATTTGCCCCTGGTGCGTGGGATTTGGCGAACTACCAGAAAAACCCGGTTGTCCTTTGGGCGCATGACCAGAAGAGCCCTCCTATCGGAAAAGCGATTGAAATTAAAGAGGACGAGAACGGCTTGGTGGCCGTTGCTGAGTTCGACACGGAATCGGAACGCGGGGCGGAAATATTCGGGCTCTATGAGCGTGGCTTTCTAAATGCGTTCTCGGTTGGTTTCATCCCGAAGAGCCACATCCAAGAGCCCGTCCCCGGCCAAAATCAAAAAGGGGTCGTGTGGACGTCGGCGGAGTTGTTGGAGTTTTCGGCGGTGTCCGTTCCCGCGAATCCTGGCGCCGTTATCGCCCGCGACTTGGCGGAAATGGCGATCAAGTGCCTTGGGGATAATGCCGTAACGAAGGGCGCGGACGGTGAAACGTTCCTGGTTGGTGTCCCGGAGCTTGAGAAAGAGGAAGTGGCCCCGGAACAGCGGCTTGAAAAATCCTTGGAACAGTTGATTACCCTGGCCCGTGTTGTGAAGGGCAAGCCGCTCGACACGTCGAAATTGTCCCTAGTCGGGACGGCAACGTCCTTGCTCAACGAAATAATCGTTGAGAATAACCAGGTTTCCCCAGAGGATATTTCCAAATTGCACGGGGTTGTAAAAGAGTTGGCGTCGATAGTCGCCGAGCTTAACCCGGACTCGGACGCATTCGTGCAAAAGACGGTGACGAACATCTCGAAGGCGTTGGGCTACAAGTAGAAATTTGCAGTATCCGTCCGCCGGATAACCCGGCGCGGGGTAACGCCCGCTACAGGACGCGGAAATAAAATGTCTAACCAGATGGATGAAGTAGTTAAGTCGGTGCGGGAGTTGGCCGACGCAGTTAAGAGCGTGAACGAAAAGAATCAAGCCCTCCCCGAAAAGATTATGGAAGGGATCAAAGAACTGGTGGCCAAGGCCCCGAACCCGACGCCTCGAAGCGTTGAGTTTTCGACCGAAGCCCCCGCGGCTGAACGGAAAGAAGCAGAAATATTGGCGTCGATGCCTAAAGAATTGCGGGCGAAAACGGACGAAATGTTGGTTGCGTCTCAGTTGCTGAAAACGCCAGTTCATAACTTGAAAATGTTTGGTGAGTGGTCACGCCAGGCCCGCGAGTTTAAGAAAGCCTTGGACACCGCAACGGGTGCGCAGGGCGGCGACTGGGTGCCTACGAACTTCTCATCGGAATTGTTTGAGTTTGTCGCGTTGGAAGCGAAAGTCCCCAGCCTGTTCCGAACCATTGCGATGCCGTCCAACCCTTACAAAATGCCTGTCGGATTGGCTCGGATTAACACCTACAAACAGGCCGAGCAAACCGCCGACACGGGCCAAACCAAAATTACCGTTGGCGACGGTTCCAACATTGGAAACGCCACCTTGACCGCAGTCGGTCACGCGGCCCGCGTTCTCACCTCCGGCGAATTTGACGAGGACTCGATTGTTCCCGTGTTGCCGTGGCTGGTGCGCGACATTGCAAAATCGTTGGCGGAAGGCCGCGAGGACTTCATCCTTAACGGTGACACCGCCGGGACGCATGAAGACAGCGACATCGGGGCGGGGTCTGCTGATGCCCGTCGGCGTATTGCCCTTGGATTGCGGGCGTCCGCGAACGATGGCGGAGCGACCTACAAACTGGACATGGCGACGTTCTCCCTTGCCAACCTCCGCGCGTTGCGGCTGAAAATGGGGAAATACGGCGTAAATCCTTCCGACATGGCCATTATTGTCGGGCCCACCGGGTATTCAAAACTGCTCGGGTTGACGGAAGTCATCACCATGCAGAACTTTGGGAACAACGGGACCGTGATGACCGGAAGCCTCGGGACAATCGACGGAATGCCCGTGATTGTTTCCGGCCAGGTTCGTGAAAACCTGAACGCCTCCGGAGTCTATGACGGGACGACCACCACGAAAACCGTGTTGTACATGGTCTATCGTCCGGGCTGGGTCATCGGCGAACGCCGCGCGGCTAGCAGTGTGAAGGTTTACAACGAGCTGTATGCCGAATCCGATCAAATCGCGTTGATTGCGAAAGAGCGGGTCACGTTCAAAGACCTGCTTTCCGGTCAAATCGACATCGGCTTGGGCTACAACATCGCCTAATTAACGGCATAGACGTGGGGGGGGTGGTGAAATTGTGCCACCTCCCCCGCGGCTGGCCAAAGGTGGAGAAAATGAAAAAACTAAAACACATTGGGGCAGGGTATCACGGGTTTGATGCGGTCGAAAATAAATTCGTGTTCGTAAAAAACGGGGACGAAGTGGAAGTTTCTGACGACAAGGCCGCGCAGTTATTCGCCGACTTTGGGAAAGAATGGGTGGATGTTGAGACGCCGAAAGTGGTTGAGGTTGAACCCGTTAAAGTGAAGGGAAAGAAATAATGGCTTTGGACACGGCGAATGCCCTTGTCTCACTGGCCGAGGCTAAGGCGTTCCTAAAAATTTCTGCTTCGTCCGAGGATTCAGTCATTGAGGACTTCATAAACCGGGCTTCAATTTGGGCGAACGACTACACTGGGCGACGATTGAAGTCACGCTCAAACTCGGACGTTTATGACGGCGACGGGTCGGACATTCTTTTGTTGCGGGATTATCCAGTAAATGCAGTAACTTCATTTCAGATAGTGGATGAACCTGTTCCGTTAATTATTTACGAAGACTTCTCACTCAATGCAGAGAACGGAATCATTAAAACAAAAAATGGGCGTATGATTACTAAAGGGTTTCAGAACGTGTCATTAACATACACGGCCGGGTACTCGACGCCGCCCGAGACTATCAAAGAGGCCGTTCTCCTTTACGTTGGGCATCTATACCGCCGCCAATACGCCGACCAGAAATTCGGGGTACAGAGCGAAACGGTTGGAGACAGGACAACCACATACGGATCGGACGATATTATTCCCAAAGCCAAATCATTGCTCAACCCCTACCGAAGCGAACGGGTGCTATTTAGTGGCTTCTAAATTCGTCATTGAAGGGTTGAAAGAGCTTCGGGCCTTGGCCGATGGTTACAAGGGCGCGCCCTCGCTTGTTTCCCGGCTTATAAAGCGGGCCTGTGGTGATTATCTTGAACGGGCACGGTCAACGGCCATAAACGAACACCTGACAAAGCGGGGGCCGGAAACGCTTGGGGTATACCGAGGGGCACTTTCGACGCGACTTGCCGGCGAGGTAACGGAATCCGGAAAGGACATTTTCGCGTCTCTCGGTTCGCCCATGCCATACGCGCGGGCGTGGGAATACGGGCGACCGCCAGGGCAACGGCCGCCCAGCGAGCCTTTGGCAGAGTGGGCCAAGAAGGTATTGGGCGTTTCGGACAAAGAGGCCAAGAGCGTCGGATTTTTGATTGCCCGGAGCATCGGGAAGAAGGGAAGGACGGCCCGTCCGTTCCTTCGCCCGGCTCTTGAAAAGAATATTGGCTATTTGACGGACGATATTACGACGCTGATTCAAGGCGCGGCGGAAGGCGGGTGGAAATATGGCGTCTAAGCGGCGGACAATTCTTGAGTATTTGCGGGACACTCGGTTGCCACTGATTACGGTGGCGGGCGGGTATCACACGAACGTCCAACACATTCAGAGGGGGCTTTACTCCCCCAATGGGCTGAATGATTCAGACCTCCCGGCGTTGTTGATCGGACGGACGGTTGAGAAGCGAGAGAACATCACGCGCAACCAATACAAGGCCATCATAACGGTCTACATTCTCGGGATCGTTAAATCTCCGGACGGGGTGAGCAACGCACAGGGAGCCCTTGACGACATGATCGCCGACGTGACCCATGCCCTTGAGACGGACAGAACGCTCGGCGGCAATTCCAAATGGCTTGAAGTGAAAAACATTACAACGGACGACGGGGACATTGCGCCTCGGGCTGGGTTCCTGATGGAAGTTGAGATTGCATACGTGACCGAAGGGATTACACCTTAAGGGGCGAAAAAATGCTGAACGATTACAAAACAAAAGACATGAAAGACAAACCGTCAAAGCTGAAATGCGTGGCGGAGTGTTGGGCTCCCGGTCTTGGATTTTTCAGGGTGGGAGAGATTCTAAGCGGTGCGGAATTGGTTGAGAAATTGAAAGAGAACCCTAACTTTATCGAAATAACAGAGGAGAAATAAAATGGCGATGTATCCAATCGAAGCTCAACGGTTTGGAATTAAGAAAGAGGCGGTTAGAGGCACGGCGGAAACGACGCCGACGTCGTGGTTTCCCGTATTGAAAGGGACGGAGTTTAATTATTCGCTCGGGCTTTTGGACAACGACGTTTTAAAGGGCGACCCGACGATGTTGGCCCCCGTGGCCGGGAAGAAAAGCGGGGCGGGAAAAATCAAACTTCCGCTTGACGCACAGACTTGCGGGGAGATGTTTTACTCTCTCCTCGGTGGAAAGGCGTCCGCACAGCAGGGCGGAACGGCGGCTTACAAGCACACTTTCACCGTCGCGGCTGGTCTCCAAAAGCCGAATTACACGTTCTTTTATGATTACGGCCTGGACATTAAAAAATATGCGCTTGGGATCGTCAAAAAGGTTTCCTTGTCCGGCGCGGTGGACAGCGTTGGCGCGTTGGAAGCGGACGTGTTGTTTAAGAGCGAATCCACTGGCGCGATAGGTTCCCCAACCTTCCCGACCCAGCGATATTTGGCGTTCAACCAGATGGATTTCAAAGTGGCCGGAACGTCGAACACGGACATCAAGGATTGGAGCCTTGAAATAGACAACGGCGCGTCTCCTTTGTGGACGCTGAACCAATCCCAAGATTGTATAGACATCGTGACGGGCGGCAAGATGGACATCAAGGGCGGGTTTACGATCTACTTCCAAAACGAAACGGAGAGGGCGAAGTTTCTTGCCAACACTGCCGTCGCCCTTCGGATGATTGCGACCGGGCCTCTTATTGCGTCCACCTATTATTACACGGTTGACATCAACGTTTACGAGGCGCATTACACGGCGTTCCCGTTCGGTGATGAT